CTGTATCTTACAGCTAAATCACTTATTGAATCAAAATTATATTCACCATAAGATATTCCAAATTGTGTGTTTGGTGATGTTAAAGTTGATGGTATCATAGTTTGAACACCACCAGTTAACCCTAAAGAACTACCATAGTTACCTTCTGGTGTTACTTCAAGACCATAAGGTGATGCTGTGTAAGTTCCTTCATCAAGAACAGGTGTATCATTAAATGTAAATGATATACCATTATTTTCAATATCATATAAAGATGTAGGTCCTACATTACCATATGGATTAAAATTACTAAATGGATTTTCATTATTTGGTATTGGATACATCATTGGTGATTCAAAACTTCCTAATTGTAAATTAGAAACATATGATGGTTCTATATTAAGAGAATATCCATCGTTACTTCCAAATGGATGTTCTGATACACTAGCTCCTATATTCCAAGTTAATGGTAATAAAATTTCATTATCAATAAGTGGATGTAATAAAGAATCTTGCATATTAGATGTAAATCCTAATGGATATGTTCCATCACCCCATTCACCCTTTCTACCACTAAAATAATCAACTAAACCAGTACTAATTGGATATGGATTAGTTGTATTTAAAGTAGTCGGTGCATCAGGTGGTAATGAATATAAAGTTGGATTTGGTATATTCATTAATGTTTCTAGGCCAAGTGTTGGTTGACCATCTAAATTTAATTGACTATTTTCTGCAGGATCTGGTGGACCATGTAATGATGTATGTGGTGAAGTTCCAGCAGGTGCGTAATTGGTATTACCAACAGGAGCAAATTTACTTGTCATTTCAACTAAAGGTTTACCTCTTCTTATATTTTGAGCTTTTCCATCAATATCAAAATTTGAATCATTTGGATCACGAGGCGCTTCGTGTTGTTTTGAATTATCAAAAGGTTTGTTTATTTGTGATAAATCTGATTTTCTATCAACTAAAGCCATTATCCTATTCTCCCACCAGGTGTTGAACTAAATATAGCTTCCCCAGCTCTCTTACCATCTATTTTAATTTCCATTCCAGCCAGAGCACCTCTTAATTCTTTAATTTCTGTTCTTAATCCTTCAAAGTCTTCACCAAGATTTGTTACTTGAACTTTATCACCTTCTCCACCTCCCATTAAACCTGAAACCATCGTTCCTATACCACTAAATACACCACCAACAGCACTTGTAGCCGCAAATGCTCCCATAGCTCCACTTGCATTCCATAGTGAGAAGGCAAAAGCGTTTATATTATCTCTAGCATCCAATAATTGTTCTGATTCTGATTTTATACTACTGAATAAACCTACATTTTCAGCAATAAATTTAATTCCTTCACCAGCTTGTAATATTCCAGGACCAATTGCCGCAAATCTTTCAAATGGTTTAACTGGGTCAGCAGAAAAGAAACTTAAAATACTAGCTGCAAAAGCTCCCATCCCAAATATACCCAAAGCCGCACCTATAGCAGCTATACCAGAAGCCGCTGATAACATAGCTTTACCATCTAACGCTCCTAACCTTTCCATTGTATCCATCATAGGAGGACCCGCAATTGATAATATCATAGCCGCTACTGAAAATACCATTAAAGCGGCTGATAAAATACCTATAGCATAAGCACCTAACATTATTGGAAGAACCATAAAACCTAACAGTGCCGCTATACCAGCAAATGTTAATAATGTTACCGCTGCCATTCCAATCGATTCCCAATTAACCTCATTAAATAATAACAAAGCGGCACCCATCGCTAATAGAGCTACTGATAAGATTAACATAGCTACAGCACCAAGAATCATATTACCCGCTATGTAACTTAATAAGAATACAACACCAGCTAATATCAATAATCCAACAGCACCTTTTGCTACTGAACTCCACTCTACAGTATTAAACTCTTGAAGAGCTTTCGCCATGACCCATAAAGCCGCAGCTATAATTAACATAGCAGCTGCACCTTTAAGTGCATCAGTCATACTCATTTTCATTGTAGGTGGTTTAACCTCTTTCTTTTTAGGTTTCAAGGCATCAGTTGCCTTATCATCACCAGCACCTTTAACTCCAAATATCGCATTAGCTTTTGCTATTACTCCCTCTTTTTCTGTTAATGCTATTTTTATTTTCTTAATAGCATTTATTGCCAATAAAGTACCTTTAATAAGAAGAAAAATACCAGATAATATCATAGCCCATTTAATAACTTCACCAATAGCACTACCCCAATTACTTAACCAATCTGCAATTTTTTCTATTGTTGGTAATAATGCTTCTTGCATCTGAGCCCATATCTCAGCCATCATTCTTTTAAATTTCTCTGTAGCTACTGCTCTTTCTTCTTCTGCTTTTAATTGTTCAAATGTTTTAGGTGTAATCTTTTCTTGATTTGCTCTTATTTCATCTAATTCTTTTCTTTCAGCTGCTGTTAAATTTTTAAGTTGTTCTTCTTTCTGTAACATCTTTGTCATATCTTCAACAGACATACCCATAGCAGCCGCTAGAGCTTTTCTCTGAACAACATTCATTTTGTTGAACCCGTCTAAACCTCCAGCTTGTTTTAATAATTCTTTACCCATAGTAACTAAATCACCAGTGAATGCAGCTTGTCTAGCTTTATCTAATTGTAGATTTCTACCAATTAACATTTCTGCTTCCATTTCTTTAGTTAATGAATCTGATAGATTTAATAGTTGGTCTGCTGTTGATGTAAGAGTTTGAATTTCTAATCCCATCTTTCTAGCTTCAACAGCCGCTTTTGCTAATGCTTCAGGTTGACCAGCAAAATAACCTAATGCCTCACCACTTAACTTGGCGATATCTTTCATCACCATACCAGCATCTACACCAGCATCAGAAGATAAATTCTTAACCATTAGAGCTGTATTTTCAGCTCCCTTCATTGTTCCATCACCTATACCAGCTAATGTTTGTAACATACCAGCCGCTTCATCAGCACTCAAACCAAACTGATTTTGCATTATACCAACTCGTTCTACATTACTACTTAACATAGCATCCATAGTACCTGTAGCTGATATCAGAGCTTGTTGTGCTTTTAGAATATCACCATATCCCATTCCCATTTCAGCAAATTCACTTCTTAACTGACCAGCTTGTTCTCTCATTATACCAACTTGGTCTGTTGTTAAACCAGTTGAATCATATATACCTTGAATCGCAGCTTCTGTATCCATAAATGCTTTAAATAAAGCCGCTCCAAGTGCAAGAGCACCAGCGGTTAATATCGCCATAAATCCAGGACCTGTTTTAATTGTTTCTAAAAAGGCAGTAGCGTTTGCTTTGACATTATCCCACTTATCCTGCATATCTTTCATGGGTTTCATCATTTCATCTTTTTTTGCGGCAATCATATCCTCATGTTTCTGTTGTTCTTTAACAGTAGTCAACATTTTTTCTCTTGTGTTAGCATTTTTTAATTCAGCTTCTAAATCTTTTGTTGGATCACCCTTAGCCCTAGCCTCTATTATTTTCATTTCAAGTTGAGCTTTTTCGGTAGCTAATGCAATTAATTCTTGGTCTATATTTAAATTAGCTATAGCCGCATCTCTTGAAGCCTTATCTTTAATTTGTGAAATAGTGGTTAAATCCATCGCTAATTTAGCATTTTTTTCTAAACCCTGAGTAACCTTTTCGTTATAACCATCAACTGAAGCAGCTGCTTCATCAATTAAATTTTTGACACCCCAATGATCAGCAATTTTCTTACCCTCTCCTTCGAGTTTCTTATATATAGTCAGTAATTCTGCTGCTATATTTACTTGATCTTGTGATGGACCGTTTTCCATTAATTATTCCTATTTATTCTTGTGTCTATTTTGTTTAAGCCATTTTAACAAATCTTCAGCATTAAGACTGCCATCGGAATCAACTCTGATTCCAGCTTTCTTTGCAAACTTACTTCTATCTTTTTTATATTGCTGTAAATCCTTTTTCAAGGCATCTTGAGATTGTTGAACCTTTTTAGCTTGCGCAGCTATATCAGGATCAATACCACCCATCTTCTTTAAGAGGATATCCTGTTTTTTGGAATAAAAAGTTGATATTAATTTATCTATAATACCATCTACCAATTTTTCTTTTTTAGATTTCATATAAATTCTCCATACTATTATTGGTATAGTTCTTCATATATAAATATCAATAATTGAAAAATTAAAGAGTATTAAGATAAGATTAAGGTTTAGCTTGTGGTATATTTGGTCTATGAATAGTACCTGAACTACTACCACTACCACTTTTAGCTTTTTCGTATTCGTCTTTTTCTGCTTTTTTAACTTTTTCTATTTGTTTAATATAGAATTTTCGTAACCATACGGGCATATAGTATACTTCATCGTGAGTAAAACCTCCCTCACCAAAGTAACATAGAACAAAAATCTCTTCGTGTATTTGCGGTTTATGCTCCGGCCTTAGGCCAAAAAAAGTCGACGGTCATTGGGACCGTCATCTCCTGTTCTGTTCCATCTTCATCAGTATAGATATATGTTAAATCTAAATCAGGACTAACAGATTTTGCATATTGTCTTAATTCTTGTGAATCTCTTGACAATAATTGATTATCTACGAAATTTCTAACAGCTTGTGAGCTGTCATCACCATCTATTGATGTAATAACATATTTTAACCTTGTGGTAACTTCAGGAGTAATACCAGATTGTTTTGATATCTTTTTCATACCTTCTAATTCTTTAGAAATACTTTGTTCATCTGCATGTGTTAGAATTTTAAAAGTAATATTTCTTTTTGATGCTGGTAGTGTATATGCGAACTCATTAACACCTTCAGGTGTATCAAAACTAACTTCTTTATGTTCTATTAAACTTAAATCTATTGAATCTGATACCATTTGTTGTGATGATGGATCTTTAAATGTAAAATCATACTTAGCACCATAACCTAAAATTCTAGCAGCAAACATAATTGCATTTTTATCACCAATTAACAAATCATTATAATTAATCTGTTCTCCTTTACCATTACCAATAATCAATGATTGTAATAGTTTATCAAGAACAGTACCTTTTTTAATAAGATTTGCTGATGTTAAAATATCTTCTTCTTTAGCAGTCATATACTTAATTTCTACTTGACCACTTGATAAAGGGTTATCATTATCATAAAAATGACCCTTTGAAGGTAAATCTACTACTTCTGATGGGAACTTCTGTTCCGCTGTCTTTTGTGTTTTTGAAACATTTGCCATAACATTTTCTCCTAATCTAATACAAACTCATTCGTATATAAATATATACAAAATAAAAAAAAGGGAATAAAAGTTAATTTATTCCCTCTTTTAGCGATGAGACCATGTGTGGGCGTTAGATTAGAAATCTAATTTTGTTTTAGAATTGTAATATAGCGTAATCAAATCTTATTGTGCAAGATATAGCTGCTACATCGGTTGTTTTATCCCAACCTAATTCTTTAAAGTCTGCTTCTTTACACCAAGCACCTTTAAGTGTCCATTCTTCTACTTTATCACCAACAGGACCGAGAACATTAATTGTAATGTCTTTTTTGTAGAAATCTGAATATCCATCTCTACCAGTTACTGATTCGTGCCCTAAACGAACCCACTCCATAACTGCTTGAGCTCCAGATGGTACAATTGGATCATATAACTCAATAGTCATAGCATCCCATGCACTTTTACCTTTCACATATCTTTGAACATTGATATGGTCAAGTTTGATTTCTTCCGAAGTAATTTTTGGTCTAGCTGCTGTCTTAATAAGATAAGCAGGTATTCCTTCAATATACATTATAAATCTATTCTGAACCTTTGGTTCAAAAGGTGTAAACATTATTTCAGTAGGGTCAAGTAATTGAGCCATTATATTTCTCCATTTTTATCAATTTTGACATTTTCGTCAAAAATTCTATATTCAATAATAAATAGTTAAATATAAAAAAAATCCCCAACTTTTGTTGAGGATTTTTCTTTTTTTTTAACCTTATAGGACGGAAAGATTAAATTATTATTCTGGGAATGCAGCTCCAGTAGGTAGGATGCTGAAATCAAGAACAATAAACTCAGCAGTTCTTGTAGGTTGAACAAATATTTGACCATATAAGATATTTCTATCTATTAAATCAGGTGTATTATTTGATTCATCCATAACAACTTTAAATGCTGATAAACCACTATTAGCTTGAACAGATTCCAAGAATGGATTAGCGATATTCAAGAATCTTTGTCTTGTTGACGCTGTATTTTGTTCGAATACTAAATATCTTGAAGCCGAAGCGATAAACTTCTTAACTTTAATTAATAGTCTTCTTACATTTACTCTGTCAAGAGCTGATGGTTTACCTTGTAGAGTTTTTTGCCCCCATACAACAACTCCTTGACCAGGAAATGATGCGATTGGGTTAACTCTATCTTCATATAAGTCATCTCTTTCTGCGTGTGTTAGTCTTGTTTCTGCTTCTACTACTTCAGTCAACCCACCACGATTCAATCCAGCAGGAGCGAACCATTCGTGAGATACTTTATCTGTATATGCAATCACTCCACCCAATACTACTGATGGTGGTACCCATACTGGTTTAGATAATGTTGTATCAATTATCTTAACCCATGGCCAATAAGTGGCTGCGTAGTTAGTATCTAATGTTGAAACTGAATTTGTAGCATCTGATATTGTTTTACCTAATATTGTGCAATCCATCAAATAGAAACAATCACCTCTATCTTCACATATGTTAATAGTATGTGTTATAATAGAATCGTGAACACCTTGAACTATACCAGGAGTGATTATAAGGTTTACATCAAACTCATCAGGATTAGAAATTGAATTAAGAGCTTTCTTCCAAGCTACTTGACCTTCTGAAGTAGCACCTGAGAAAGAGAATCCACTTGAATTACCTGTTGAGATATCTTCACCCATATTCATTGACCTAGCAGGATTAAATCCATCAAATCCCCATTGAAGACCTACAGTAAACTTTCTTTGATTAACATGCGAATTAGCAAGTGTTAATAAATCAGAAGCTGTAGCGTATCCACTTGGAGCATCTGCTGTTCCATAAGTAGTATTAAGACTAAATGCGCCATTTGCGTGTGTTCCAGCACCTTTTGGTATTGGAGCGAAGAACTGACTATTTAGACTATTAACTTTTAAGTCATCTAAATTAACACCATAATGACCTTTCAAATTAAATACCGAATCAATTTGTTGATTAGATTTAAATGAAGGTGCAGGTAATGTAAGAGCACCTGATGCACTTACAGAGTTACTATATTTAGAGTGACCATATGGAACTAAGTCTTTTGGAAACGATTCTATTGTATCATATGAAGCTGGTGATACATAAATGTATTTACTTTTGTTAGCATAGTTACCACCCCATTTAATTTTTCCATCAGCATCGATTGATTTCAAATATCTATCACCAATTACTTTAAGAACAAAATTACTTGAATTTGGATCAAAGTTCATATTTTGGAATGATTCTAATACTTCTTGTGATTTATCTGTATCTGTATATTTTCTTACAGCTATTGAGAACGAACCATATTCTGAACCAGCAATTGTTCCCGCAGCTTTAATGTTATATATAGATATTTTTATTTCTTGATTCATATTACTACCATGATTTATCGACTTAATTTGAAATAGTGAATCACTATTTTGTGATAATATCATTGGTGTATATGCTTGTGAATATTCAGTTGAACTAAAGTCAATCTTTGTTCCCGCAGCTTTAGTTAAAGCCAAAGAACCAGTACTTTCATCAGAACCAACTTCTTTATATGGTTTATACCCAGCATCATTAAATAACTTATAACAATAAGCTGGTTTTAATTTTGATTGTGGGTCTGTTCCAAATACTTTTTCAATATGATCATCTTTTGTAGTATCAAAAGAACAACTATATTTTGCTTCTGAAACTGCGCTACCTGATAACACCAACTCAAAACTACTTGTTGCTGGTGGTGCAGCAGGTACAACTGAAGATACACTAAAGTCTGTTGTTGATGCAAAACTGTTATAAGCACTTGGTGCTAAAACAGCTAAAACTTCACTTGTATCATTATTATAGATTATAGCTGATTGATCTATGCTATAACCATCTAGACCTAAACACCTAACTATTGTTACAGTTCCTGCACTTCTCAAATAACTTTGAACTGCGTAAGGAACATAATAGTTGGGGTTTGTACTTCCGAATTTTTGCTCGAAATCAGCAAAACTTTCTATGACTGTTGGAACAAAAGCGGGTCCCTTTGCTGTCGTTCCAATTATTACCGCGCCTATTTCACCTATACCTTGTGGTAAAAAAGATAAATCTTTTTCTTTGGTAAATACACCCGGAGATACGATTTTTTCTGCCATTGAATTTCTCCTTCATTAACGTTAACGAATAATTTCATTTTATACTGTTGAGGTTTAAAACAGCTAATAGTTGGCCATTAACTATTGATTTTACTCATAGATAAATATAAAACAAAAATCCCAAAATACATATTTTTATATACGTATTTGTATTTTTTTCATGTATTTTCTTAACTATTTGGAGCAGCTGCCGGTGCAGTTCCAGTATCAGCAGTTTCTTGTGTTGGTGCTGGTGTAAATTCACCTGTATTTATATCCAACGAACCTGCGCCATACTTATCATTCAATGATTGAACTAATTCTTGTTCTGATTTTTGTAATTCAGTATAATCATTTTCAAGTTTAGCATCAGCTTCATCAAGTTGTTCAAATTGTTGATTCATTATAACTCTTTGAACTCTTAATCTACCGAAAGCATCTGTAGTTTGAGCATACTTTTGTTGTAACTCTTGAATACTTGTTAGTTCTTCTTCTGTAAACTTTGTAGGTTTTGCCATAACATTTTCTCCTAATCTAATTGTGTTTGTTTGATTTTTCTAATCTCAAAGTCATATATAAATATATACAACTTTCGTAAAACCTCTATTTTTTTCTAAATATCTTTTCTGAATCTATTGGTTCACCCTCTTTTAATACAATTCTAGCAGGTGAAACTTCTTTTTGTGTCAATACCTCATAATCTAATGATTCAGGTATCAGATAACCATTAATTGTTAATGTAAACTCTGTTTTAACCAATCTATCAGAATCTGTTGATATCTCTAATTGGTCTTCAAAACTATCTATTTGTGTTCTAAATCTAAATTTATTTGGTTCACCCCAATATCTACCTTCATTATAAGATACTGATTCTACAATCTTATTCATTTGTTCTACATATTCTGTATAAATCTGACAAGTGTAGTTTATCTTATGAAAGTTTGGCATAGCTAATGAATAAAATTCTTTCTTTGGTATTAATCCATTCTGAAGAGTAAATCTATCATATCTATTAACATCTGTATATTTTTTTTCAAACATATATCTTAATTGATTACCATCAAAAGATTTAACTTGCATTTGTTCATCTTTTTGTAAAGAATTTCTTTTAAATACTATAATTGGAAATAATACTTGACCTTTTACATCTCTAAATACACCATCTCTTTGAATAGCTGACCATCTTTCAGGTGAAGCATATCTCAATGGAACATTTATAACTTCATCATTCTCTGTAACTTTTGGTTGTATAACTTTATCAAAATAATACATAATAGTTTTATCTATATCCATTAATGTTACAGATATATTTCTAACCTTATCTTTATCTCTTCTGACTTGTTTGGCTCTATTTACTTTTTTCTTTGATGAAGGAGCTTTTGGTTTTTTACCAATAGGTCTGTCTGGTCTTAATCTATTTGCCATTATTTATTCCTCTCATCTAAACCTAAACGACTTCTTCTTGTCATATGACATACTGCAATAAAGTCGTGATTCTTTTCAACATCACCACCTAATAATTTATTTTCATTTATAGAATTGATTTCAAAATATGCATAATTCCAATTTATTACATCACCAATCTTGGGTCTTAAATTTAATTCTACTAATTTATTTCTTAAAAATGCAAAAGAAACACTTTGACCAGCACTAGGACCTAATTCAGTAGTCTGATAATTAATATCTTCGTGAGAAATTAAACAAGGTATCTTGACAGGATTTTTATAATTCTTTCCACCACCTTTAGCCTCACCATAAATATTTGTTTCTGTTTCTTCTACTGAAACACTATATAAAGTACAAGTTGTCTGAACAACATCCTCAACCAATTCTTTATTAAATTGATCTATTGCTTTATTATCTCTATCTGACCAAAATCTACCTGCCATAATATTATCCTATGTAAATTTTAAGAGGAACTTTCTTTAATATCTCTTGAGTATGTTCAGCTTCTTGAGCTTCCTCTTCCATAATTTCGTTTGATGTTGATTGTTCTAACATTTCTCTCAAATTTGAAACCAAAGCTTCTTTTTCAGCAGTTGCTTCTGACCTCAATGTATCACCATCCATACTTGTTTCGGATCCAGGTATTGGAATTGTTCCATATTTACTTCGGATAATTCCTAATAATTCTTTACATAAAGCTAATGTATATTTTCTTATCCATTGTTGTCCAGGGTCATTAATTTCTCTATACAACATATTATCATATCTGATATTTGAGAAATCTGATTGAACACCTGAATAACCACCTTCTGTACTACCAGTAGCTTCACTTGTTAATGTTTTCCATCTATCTTCTTTTAAAATGTATTGAAAATAAACTTTATATTCACTTGTTGGTTTTGGAAATAATCTTAATTTATTATTAATTAACTCAAATGAATATGATGATTTTCTAATTTGGTCATTTAATTCTATAGCTTGTGTTCTTAATATATCTGCGTTTATCGGCATCATTGTAAATGTAATTGCTGGTGAATCTCCTCCGAATCCAAAACCATCTAACATATTTTGATATCCAGTTCCAGTTCCAGCATATGGATCAAAGTATCTTGCTATCGCTGGTGTTCCTTCGTGAAATACTCTTTTAATTTCAATAGCTTTATTTTCTTCATTTTTAGATGCCCAATCATTCAAATCATATACTTGACTACCAGAATTTACAGTTACAGAACCCATCTTCCAATCAACAGAACCACCAACTCCCGCTTCTTGACCATAATTTTCCGAAACAGTTATAGCTCTACCTAAATCTGATACAACAGTATGTGTAAAATTAGATGATGTCGGAGCTCCTTGTAATTTCATTATATTTTCTTTAATATTATATTGATTTACAATGGATGAATATTCAGTTACAGCTTCTTCAAAACAAGCATACATCTGTTTCCCTTCTAATTCTACATCCATTATAGGATAACCTAATCTTTTTGCACACCACGTAGCAGTTTGAACAGAATGTGATACATATTCACTATCTGTTGTATAAAACTTAAATGGTGTATCTTCAGCCTCTGTGAACGAGCCACTACCAGGCCAAGTTAATCCGTCTGCCATAGTATTCTCCTAATTATACTTCTTCTCTTATATAAATATAAAGATAAATAGAAAAGGGGGAGTAAAACTCCCCCTTAACTATTATTATGTGATTCCTTTAACTAATAATTAAAATTATATAGCTTCAGGTTTCGCAACTACGATTTTACCATAGAACTCAGGTCTTACTATTTTCTTAGCATACCTTGTCATTACACCTTTTCTAGGCTGGAAGTTCTTTGGATCATATACAAGTGGAGTCATAATAAGTGGAATATAAGGAGCGTATACAGCACCTGTTTCAAGGAAGTTACTTCCTCTGAATCCAGTTAAGATAACATTTTCTTGCATATATGGATTTTTATAAACTGTCCATCTGTTGCTTAATGTTCCTACTTGTTGAACACCCATAGCGAACTGTGAGTTTGTTCCATCAGTATTAGCACTATATCCAGGTATTGATTCAATAACAGTTGCTACATCAGGTCCACATACTAGGAAGTTTGCACCACCACGCATTGTTTTTTGATGTATTTTGTTACTTACTCTTTGTATTTTATTACCAAGAGTTGCGAACCAATCGTTCTTTGTATAAGCATATCCAGTAACATTAGATGCCGCAGCAAATGCTCCTGTTGATGAATTATACTCTTGACCTATTTCAGCTGACCAGTATTCTGTTGTGGAAGCGTTAGCAATCAACATATCAAGGATTTCTAAATCGATTTCCATTGAGATGTATTCAGATAACATTGAAGTTAACTCAGCTTCAGCGTCTACACTATGGTAAGCGTTTAAGTCTTGAGCTAATTCAGGTGTCCAAACAGCTTTTAGTTTTCTGGTTTTAGCGATGATAGGTTCAGAACGCATTTCAACATCGATTTCTGGGATGCCAAGATCTGTTTCAGGATTTGCATCAAATCCAGCAGCAGATTGCTCGAAATCACCTCTATCAGTGTCAGCAGCGTTTTTCTTCATATATTGAAGAGTAGTTGTATCAAGTGTTACAGTACCTGAAGCGTAGAAACTAGCAGTTCCATCGTTTACAGAAGTATACTCATTAACTACTGCACAAGATGTTCCTGCAAATTCACCTGCTCTGATAGCATCAGCATCAGCTGCAGATGGTAAGATAACATCATATCTTTTCAGAACAGTTGAACCAGTTGAATCGAAGTTAATTTCTTTAGCACCTTCGATACCAGCAGTTGTACCCCAGTTTGAACCTGTTACTGCGTCTGCTAATGTTAAACTACCTGTTGATTGTGAGTATCCGAATTTACCAGTACCATAAAGACCGCCTGAAGCATCTTCGTCTTTTGTATTTGTTGTTCCATGAATGTTACCTGTATTATCAAATGGTGAATTGTTACCATGTATTCCACCATATTTAAAGTCTAAGAAAAATACTAGACCAGAAGGTAAGTTCATAGGTTGAACTGAAACAAAGTCTTTTGCTGCGATTTCACCAAAGATTCTTCTAACCAATGGAAGAGCAACACCAGACCATTCTTCTTTTGAACCACCAGTACCTGTTTTAGAAGCTTCGTCAATTAACTGTCTTGCTTGGTTTTCAAGTAATACTGACATACCAGCTTTTTCAGTTTCATTGCCCATACCCTCTAACAGACCTGTTTCGTTCCATTTTGAGATCAATTTTCGTGATTCTTCTAACTGCTTCTTATAAGGATTGTAGCCGTTATTCATAATATCACTTAATTGATTATGTGCTTTATTATTCATTTTATTTTCTCCTTGAAAATATTTTAATTGTGAAAAAATTAGTCATTTAAACCAGCAAGCTTTTTAAATCTGTTTGCTAAATCATTACCTTCAGAAATTACTTTCTTACTTGGTTTTGTTGAAGCAACAGGTTTAGAAGCTGAACCTTCTGATATTTTTACTTTAGGAATCCTTGAAACACCACCGGCGTATCCATAAGATTCAGCTAATGTAGAATATACAAGTTTAACTTCTCTTAAATTGTTTGCTCTATCAAAAGTTTCAACAACTTTCATTTTTTCATCATTGTTTAAATTAAATGCCTTGAACAACTTATTTGTGAATAACAACTTAGCATTTAAAAGATTAACTTCATTAAGTTTAGATCTTAAGAATTTGATAACTTTTCTATGTTCACCTAAATCAGATTTAAGTTGAGTAACTTCAGCAACCTCTTCGTCTTCCTCAGCTTCTTCCTCTTCAGAAAGAGATTTAAGAATTTCTTCAAGGTCGATATTTTCATCAACTTCTTCTTCTTCAGTTTCTTCTTCTTCAGTTAAATCGATGTCAAGATTTTCATCCATAGAATCTGATTTTACACCAGCTCCTTGTGGATCTTCTTCATCGCCTGAATCAGCAACATTTACTTTATTATCACCACTTCCGATTTCAGAAGAATCAGATTGTTCATCTATTTCCTCTTCTTCTTCAGCTTCTTCTTCTTCAGCCATTTCCTCTTCACCCTCTTCAGCTTCTTCGCCTTCAAGTTCTCTGATTATAGCTTCCAAATCAAGATCTTCCTCATACTCACCTTCTTCAGCTTCTGCTTCATCATCATCGTCATCGTCATCGTCATCATCACCTACATCAACAGCAACGTCTTTTTCACCTTCTTCGTCACCACCATCAACTGCAGGTTCTTCTTCAGATTCCATTTCTTCTTCTTCTTCAGCAGGAACTTCTTCTTCATCAGCATACATTTCTTCAGCTTCTTCATCTTCTTCAGCAGGAACTTCTTCTTCCTCTGCAGGTATTTCTTCACCTTCTTCGGCTTCACCTTCTGTTTCAGATTGAATTTTCTTTGAAAGCATTGACTGAA